ATATAAGAGTTGCTTCTTCCAATGAAACATCACCACTAACAATACTTTGTGATACCCCATTTAAATCAAATTTAAGGAGTGCTCTTGATACATCTTTAATGTTACCATAATATACCTTACTAACTTCCAATACCTCATCTAAACCAGTGTTTTGGTCAGGTTGTTGTAAGTAAACCGATGCATCTTTTGATGCTGTTAAAAAGTAATACATTATTTAGCTCTCCCTTTTATATCCACATCTGGAAATTTAACTTCAAAAACTGATGGGTCTAAAGATGGATATAAAATCTTATCTTTAATCGCCGCTTTTATATTATATGAATTGTTTGTATAATTACCCTTACACTTATTAACAATTTCTAATTTTGGAACTGAACTTACACCATCAACGTTTGCCAATAGTAATTCTAATTCCGAAATGTTTATAGTATTATTAAATGTCCAATTATTAATATTAAAGTAATCTTTCATTTCACTAATACATTCCGTAATAACTTCACTTTTATTATAGTTCTTTAATGTTATTACTTCAAAATTAATTCCAATATTAATAATGAACCCATCGGATATATTGATACCATCCGTTAGGATTTTATATTCGTTTAAATATGTTTTTAAATTTTCTTTAACAGCGTTGTTTAAGTTTGATAACTTACCATTACCATCATATCCTAATAAATAAAGATTAATTGCAAACGGGTTATTCTTTTCATTATCATTTGAAGTTTTACCTATTAAGAATTTTTGTAATTCCTGCTTAACATCCCTTTTGCTTGGTTCTTCTTTATCAGACTTTTCTACAAATCCCATTACTAAATCAGTAAACTCTTGCAGAGCTTTAGGTGAACTTAAAATAGAAGAAGGTGAATTATTATCCAATGTACCATCTGCAGTAGCGTATGCTTTTGCAATTGAACCATATTTGGTTGGCATTGATAATACTCTTACTTGATAATCTTTAGCAGTTACTGCTCTATTTTGAGAACCAAAGTTTGCTAATGCATTCTCTCTAATTTCTTCAATAGTATCACCACCCTTACCACCAGTTGCAGGAACTTCGTTATCAACTGCTACGGAGTTTTTAGTTGCGTTATATAATGCTATGGAGTTATTATTTAATAATTGTAAATCTTCTTCAAACTCAATAGAACTAATTTTTGTAAGAGTACCCTTTGCAACATTTGAACTAATTCCACCACCTACTAAATACTTTACAGTCATAGTTGTATTGGCTGGAGATGTTCCATATGTTTTTGTTTTTAAAAAGTTAGTTGGGTCAAATGATTCATTTAACTTACTAATTGAATTAGGTAATCCCAATCCAACATTTTTTAAATTAGGAAGTAATTGTTCATCATTTGCACTTGGGTCACCAGCTCCAAATTGAATAGTAGTTGTACTATCCCCATTTACCTTCTTAACAAATCTACGAGGTGTTTTTATTGTTTTAAGAATATAAGGTACAGTTGTTTTGAATTGATATAAATCAGGATCATTTATTTCAGTATTTGGATAATCCTCAAATACCATCTCCTGTCCTAAGTAAGGAACTTCATACCATTTGTTTCCATTAGAATCCCTTACATCATAAATATCAATTACATTAGTATCAGTTAACTCAATAGTTTGAAATGATTCATATGAACCAAATACGATTTCTTTAGTTTCTACTTGAGCAGATATAGCTTGTACATATTTTTTAACTAAGTAAAATGTAGTTTCTCCAGTTATACTATCAGTTTCATATATACTTATTTCCCTATCAGTATCATCGCTGAAATCAACTATATCTCTTGTTAAAAATACATTTCCACCAGCATCTGAAATTTGCATTCCTTGTTTTATTGTAAGTAGATAAGTTTCATCATAAGTATTACTACCACCAGTACCAATTGATGGTACTAACTGATAAACTGAAAGTGTTGTTACTGCAGGTGATGTAACTTTTGGTTGATATCCTAAATATTGTGAAAGTGCTATAACATTTTCAATATCTTCAGCATGAACCATTAAAGATTCTTTTAAGGTATCATCAATGTAATATGAAAGAGAATCTCCAATATAAGATGCCATCTCAATAAACATCATACCAGGTGATGATTCATTGAAATCAGAATATGTTTTTGGGAAGTACGTTTTAGCAAACTCAATTAGATTTCCTCTATATTCAGCAAAATCTTTATTAAGATACTTTATATCCTTTCCCCTATTCTTAAAGTTTTTATTTGTTTTTGTTATAGCCATTTTTTTATCCCTGTGTAATGAATGTTACTTCATTCAAATCAGTATTATTACCGATTCTAAATTTAACCGAAACGTTTATTCGATTAGCATCTCTTAATTCATCCGATGCATCGATATCAATTTCTTCAGCTGTTACATATGGTAACCATTGTTCCAAACTCTCATTTATAGTATCTTCAATTCTACTTTCAAAATCATTTACATTTTGTTCAAATAATACCTCTTGTAATCCACTTCCAAATGTGGGTTGCATTATTCGTTCACCTTTTTTTGTTAGTAGTAGATTTTTTATATTAGATTTTACTTGCTCTATGGTTGTGAATGTTTGTTGGAATGCCGTATTAGTTATTTGAATAGGCAAAGATATCCCAATAGCATAATCATTATATGATTGCGTATCCTTTACTATCTTACTACCTAATTCAACTGCCATAATCTATATTACATTCCTGGCCTCCAAGGACCTTTAGATTTATCCCAAGCTTTAATCAATTCAGAATTATCTCTATTCAAAATTCTATCTAATCCAGCTAATCCAGTTGAGACACCCAATCCTTGCTTTTTACCAGCAGGTTGCATATCACCATACCCCATTTTATCAGCTATACTTTGTGCACCTAATGTATGTGTACTTTGTGTTCCAAAATCCATTGTACCAGATGATACTTCAGTTGGTGCACCAGCATATGTAGGTTGTATGTTATCCAATACACTCTTAGTTGTATTCTCACTTATACTAAGTGGTGTAGTTTGATTTAGTATTTGATTCAATACTGGATTTCTACTCAACATTCTTTGCTGAGGTTGTGGTTGTGTTGTCTCATTTATAGCGTCATCCATAAATGTAGGTTCGGTAGGTACTACTTTTTTAGTAGGTTTTAGAGCTTCTCTAAGTTGTTTGTTTTCTTTTAACAACTTTACCATCTCCTTCTTAACACCCTCTTTAACCAATTTAGGTAGTACCGATTTAATTTCCTCCGCTACAATAATTTGAATTGCTTTTATTAATTTATCAGTATTCATTTTATTTTAGTTTGTATTACTCCTTTATAAATATTTAAATTAAGTATTTTCATTTTTTAATCACAACAACACCCATCATCCTCAAGTTGTTGTTGGAAATTTGCAATATAAGCATTTACATCAAAAGATTCAACATTCATATCAGGTAGAGATATATTTAATACATTTTGTAATGAAGTATCATCAAGTGAAGTATTACCACCAGAGTCGTTTTCTACATTACCATTAGTACCATTATCATTTGTTAAATTTTCGTTATTACTACTTAATAAATCTAATTCATCCATTATATCAGAATCAGATTGTTCTACAACAGCCGGCTCACTACCATCCTCCGATGGAAAATTTATATTTGGAATTGGAATGGCAGGTGGTACCAAATAACCCGTCCACATTATAACACCTGGTGCTGGTATTGGTGATGGTGCTGATGGATATAGTGATGTTGTTTGAATGATACCTCCAATTGAAAACAAATGTATTATAGCTGCTAATATAAACATATCAATCATTGTTTCCATTCTCTTCACAGGTCCAATAGGTGGATACATTGGCCATGTTCCAACATTTATTGCTATATTTGAATTTACTATTATATTTTGTATTGAACCTGGTGCTGGTATTATTGGTATTGGGAATTGTAACATTGGTGCACCTGCCCAATAAGCCTTTACACCATTTCCAAATTCATTTGATAAGTTGAAATCTACACCAGGTGGAGTTGTAAACCCCTTTAAAAGTGCAACTTTAAATAACGTTTCCATTAGTTGCTTATTACCATTTTGTACAGATTCTAAGTTTACGAAATCCCGCCCACGCTTAACAGCCGAATCATATTCACTAGCCCAAATCTTAGCTACATTATCTATATTATTTAGATTAACTATATTTGTTTTTCGTAATATATTTAATTTGAATAATCCCCAAGACATTTATGATGTTTTATTTAAATTACTTAACATTGTTTTAAGTGATTTTTTTACTTTAGCAAAAGATGCCGCATTTATTGGAGTGGATGACATACCCGCAGGTGTCATATGAGTCATTACTTCGATAGCGGTTATCAATTCACTCATTATCTTTACCAATGTTTCACCCCTAACCAATGATTCTAAGTTTTGGTCACCAATATTAACTTTACCATTACCAGTATTTAAGTTAATATCTCTATCGTTTGTTTTATAATTAGTATCATCATCTAATGTAACATCAACACCACCAAGAGCATCAAGTGAAAATAAACTATCAGTTATAATTCCAACATCTTTTTTTGATACTAATATCATTTCAGCTGCTTTAGCTGATAATACAATTCTATCTGAATTTAATACAATTTGATTTCCTTTTAATTCAGATGGGTAGTTTTTAAAAGATATATGTTCGTTTTTAGTTGGTAACGTATATGGTAATAGATATTCACCACTACCTAAAAATATAATATTACCATCTTTGTTTATTTCTTCAGTTGTAGTAAATGATATATCATTTTCTTTTGATTCTGCATTTTCAATATTTCTTATGGTAATAGTTGGATTTAGTTCTTGTTCTGGATTATTGTATCCGCTAAATCGTATTGATTGTCCGAATCTACTTTCCAATAAAGTATCACCCTCATACAATTTTAATTTATGTACATTAGAATCTGATTCAAAATAATCACCAAACCCATCATTTTTATTAGAATCATCACTAGTACTTCTAGAAATACCAGTTGAAGCTACACGTTGATAATCAGAACCATTTTTTACTTTAGCTTTTTTATCAGTACCAAATGTATTAGTTATGGTACTTTCATTTGAATTATTATTTGGTGTAATCTCAGTACCAGTACGTTCATAAAAGAAATTACCAGTAGGTCCAGTTGTTATACTTACAATTTCATTTTTTAAAGGTAATGATTTAAGATTTAAGTTTTTTGGATATGCAGTTTGTAGTTTTCCGGTATTAGCTGATGTATCAACTGCTAATCTAAAACGAATAGCACCAACTAATTGTGTTGTTGATGTTCCATTAACTTCAACTTCTGGTATGAGTGGATTTTCTTCATCTAAAATCACTTCATATACAATACCAGATTTTTTAGGTAGCTTAGTATTACTACCCTTAACTTGGTTTGATTGTACGCTTTGTAATCTTGAATTACCTAATCCCATTTTACTTTTCTAATTTCTGTTTTACTTCTTCGATTTCATTTTGAATATCATCCATTCGTTCAACTTCCATCTGAACTTCATCGATTTGTGATAACAATTGCTCTCTTTCAGCTTCCGATAAGAACCCAGCTTCCCCCTCACTCTTAGTACCAGCAATCATAATTCGTTGTGCTATTGTAGCAAGTTTAATCAATGATTCATCGTTACGAACTGAGGTATCAATTAAATCTTTAATAAGTGGACCTATATATCTCATATCATTTGGACTACGAACTAATTTTCTTAATTCGGCAATCACTTCAGAGATGTGCCTCTTCTTATTAATTTGATTATTGTAGATATCCTCAAAAAGTCCACTTAAACTTTTACCAGGAAATATTTCGAAATCATTTGACATAGCATATTGATATTGTGTTCAATATATAAATATCAATAAACAAAAAAGTAACCGATATACCTATTTCATAGCTGATTCAATTGCCTTTTTCATTGCAACTGAAAATTCGGTTTGTTCAAATGGTAAGTCCTCATCTTGAAGTTGAAGAAGAGTTGCAGATACATTCATCTTTGCACTACCCATCCCAATAGTTTCAACTCCATCCTTTACAACCTTCACCATTACCACAGTTTTCTTTTGTTTAAATTTAAATGGTCCGATTTCGATTCCTTTGGTTGGTGCTTTGATTGATTCAATGGTAACATATATTGGTGAACCATCTTCACATAATGGAGCAGATTGTCCAACAATTTCTTCGGTGATTTGTCTTACACCAAAAGTAAATTTCTCTTCAGTAATTCCTTTAAGAGATGCAAGTGATATTACACTTGCTACAAAATAGCATACTATTGTATTCATTGTGTTATTGTTTTTGAGTTAATTGTTCTTCTATGTTTACCTAATGTAACTATATAAAATCTATTTAGATTGTTAAATGTTCTCGTATCACTTCGAGGATACTTTGTGTGGTAGTTGAATGTTGTTGCATTTACTTCTATATCATCTTTCTCACTCTGAGTGTAAATAGCATTTTCAGTTATAGGGTTACCACTTTCATAATGACCCCACATCTCTTTTACATCCTCATACCCGACTATCGTATCACCATTGAACTCACAAGTGTGGAAGTCCCAACTACTCATCTCATCTGGAAACATTCTCATATACATTAAGTAATTCATCTCATTCTGACTCACTACACTTTGTAAGTTACTTGCATTAACATTTACTCTATAATCCCAATTGGATGCATTTGAGAATGATACTATTCCAGTAGACAATGTTACAAGTGTTCCTTGACTCTCCCATTGTTGAATCGCTGCTTGTGGTGCGTATTCGTATGTTGTTCCTGCTCCATTAAAGGATGATAAGTTTCTTCCCGACGGGGTTGCTGCTAATGTTCCTGTGTGGTTCTCAACTCCTTGAGTTGCAGTTGGTGTCCAACCTTGTGAAGTAATTGTAGTCCATATCTTATCCGTTCCTTCAAATAAAACAATTTGATAATCTACCCAAGCGTTTCTATTTGAGTAATAAGTTAAGTGAGCACTTACGATTAATTTTCTATTCGGTGCAGTTCCCGTTGTTTGATACCTCATATAATATCCCGATGATGGATATAAATCAGTCCAATATGCAGCTACAACTCCATTAGGAGCAGTACCACTTGGGAAAGAACCTGGTGAATACCTACCTGAAGTGTTCCCAAAAGTAATAAAACCATTGGTACATATTCTAAATTGAGAGAATATTTGACCATAGAACTCAAAATCGAATCCTATGTTAAATGGACCTACATTTGAATCATCACCCAAACTTACTGAAGTGCCTGCTGTTGATTGTAGTGAGTATGTTTGAGAGTATATTGAGTGATTAGGTACATAGTTGACATAATGTTCTACCTCAACTTCAATACCACTCTTATCTTGAACACCAACTGTTGCAAATGAAATACGTTGTCCCATTACTCCAATTGGAAATAATAATATGTAAATTAAATATTTTATCATAACAACATTTTTGCACCAGTTATTAATTGAAAACTTAATATATCCTCACCAAGTAACATAACTGAACTTGTTGATATATTCCATTTAAACGTATCACTAAC